GGGCTCGGCGACCGGCATGCTGCGCTCTATGCGGCGACCGGCGGCATCCCGGCGAACGGGCCGCTGCAGAATTTCATGGCGGCGTTGCCGGCGCGCCTGCGCCAGGCCTTGGGCAAGAGCGGCATCGCCGGCTTCGGTGCGCCGGGGCTGATGGATTGGTCGGGCGCCTTTGCCGACGATTATCCGGACGCGGAATATTTCGCCGGCTTGATACAGCCGCGCAGCGTCGGGGAGATCGGCGCGCCCCCGCGTTAGCGCGAGGCCGGCCCAGCGCTACCCTTGAGAGAAGAAGATAGCCTATATTCGCGCCATATTTTGGCCTCGATCCTGGGGCAGCCTGCGGTGGGGTGATCGTGAGGACTTCAACACCAACCGGCAGGTTCATATCAGCCCGCCGCCCTTCTTGAAGTCGTACGTGAACCGTGCCGGCCTCATGAAATACGGCGGATGTGTGACGGTGTCCCGTGGTGATTGCTCAGATGAGTATTGCTTCGACTTCGAATCATCGAATGGGAAAGTCCGGATCGCTCATGAACGCCGGTTCCCAATCATACAGTGATGCACGGCCCTGCCGCGCTGGGATCGAGGTCTAACGCCTTGACGATCGCGAGCCTAAGCCGAATATCGGTGGTGTCCCTTGGGATTGCAGTCGTAATCGGTGCTTGGCTAGTCGCCGACCGACGGACTGTGTCGCGCGGCGAGTCGCTTTCCGATGCTCTGGAGCTGCAGCTCCAAGCAGCGCAGATCGCCATTGCGACAGCATGGAATGCGACCGCCAAGTCCTGGGATGATCCGCCGCAAGATGTCTGTGTCACCGCGGCCCTGTCACCTGATATCGCCGCGGCGGAAGGCTACCGCATCCTGCCGCCGAGAGCGATCAAGGCCATTGAAGACGGCATTGGCCACCGGGCGACTGTAAGGCCATTAAACGATTGCGGCCTCATCGCAACACTCACCGGCCTGGTCACCCGCGAGGGCCATCGGGCCTGGGTCGTCGAGTATTACGACGCGGATGCCGATCTATTGCCGGGGCGACCGCGCAGCAAAGGCGTACCGCTCCGGTGGGTCGATCGCGATGACTTCAACACCAATCGCCCTCTGGAAGACGATGGCACCGTGGACGTATCGAACGGATACATGTGGGATCTTTACTACTTCGACTTCACCTCGTCGGAGGGAAAAGTGCACATCGCTCACGGACGCCGCGCCTTTGTCGTGCAATGATCATGAGCAGCAGTTCGTGACACCGAAATATCGAGCGGGACGCCCATGAGCGACGACGACATTTATCAGACCGACAAGTACTTCGGTGGCAAAATCATACTGAAAGGCTACAAGGATCCTGTAACCCATCAGCCGACGAAGGAATATGTCGAGCTGCGCGAGGCCTTTGATCGAATCGCCAATTCGAAAGCGGGTGCCGAACTAATCGCGCGAATAGCGACGAATCTGACGGATCAGGGACCGCGCACGATATGGGCAACTCCGCAGACGGCAGCGGATGCCAATGTCCTGAAATCGCAAGATCGGGTAAAGCATGGCTCGCAGGCCATCATTGGTCCGAACTCGTATCACGATACTCGATCTGGGAGCCATGATGTCCAGCGATTTGCTGGTACCTCCGACGTGGCCGTCGACCTTGACGCGATCGATGCAACCCCTTCGACCGTGCCTTCGATGCTCCAGAATGTGTATTACGGCGTCGATCATGCCTATCACCAGGACGCGCCGGATATGATCGTATTTCATGAATTGGCGCATGCGATCCTTGGCACGACGGATCCGAGTGAGAATCGAGACAGCACGCCGGGTGCTACCGTTAGGGCCACGAACAAGTATGCGATAGAGAAAGGCTACGTGCCTCGCGCGGTCTATGGAAAGCCTGCTGTGGGCTTAAGCGCGGGTGTGCTAGGTCCCGATCAATGGTCCAGTGAAGGCGCAAGGAATGCCTATCTCAACGGTCCCGACGCGAAGGCAAACGTCTTTCCAGAATCCAGTGGAACGGTGCTTCACAAGAGTGACTATCTCGGGCCGCAGCTCAACGATGAGCCGCATCTATACCCCTATTCCGATGCCAACGCCGTCGACCTTGTGCGGATGCTGATGCAGCATTGAGCGCGCAGGTGCATATATTCGTATGCTCTTGAATATCCGTTCTTGACTTTGTTCTCGATCCGTGCTCTAATACAACCATTGTCGTGATGGGCAGAACCTCGCCGATCGCTCCTCGAGGCGGGGTCCCTTCATCGGCGGCGTCGAGCGGACGTTAAACGCGAGATCGGCCCCGGCCATAGCCGCATCAGCGGCGACGGCCGGCACAAGCCATCGACATCCCGCGGCCTGCATCGGGTGGGTCGCTCTTTGTTGAGGCTTGTGACCCATGTCCGCCAATCTCATCAATCTCCGTACCATTCAGTTCTCCGACAAGTTCCAGCTCCTCTCGCAGCAATACGGCTCGCGCCTGCAGGGCCTGGTCAGCCAGGGCCAGTACCAGGGTAAGCAGGCTTCGCCGGTCAACCAGGTGGCGCCGACCGCTGCCGTGCCGGTGACCGATCGCTTCACGCCGATCGACCGGCAGGATGCGAATTTCGACCGCCGCTGGGTCTTCCCGCTGCCCTATGAGCATGCGCAGCTGGTGGACAAGTTCGACGAGCTGCAGATGCTCGGCGACCCGAAGCCTTCGCTGGTGATGAACGCGGCCAATGCGATGGGCCGCGCCAAGGACGACGTGATCCTCGGCGCCTTCTTCGCCACCGCCAAGACCGGCGAGCTCGCCGGCAGCTCGGTCGCCTGGAACAACACGGTGACCTCCTCCGGCGGGCAGAACGTCTCGGTGCAGCAGGGTGCCGCCGGCCCGACCAACCTGACCGTCGCCAAGCTGCGTGAGGTGGTAAAGACCTTCCTGCAGAACAACGTCGATATCGACCGCGAGCAGATCACCGGCGCGCTCAACGCCAAGGCACATGACGCGCTGCTGGGCGAGATGCAGATCACCTCGATGGACTACCAGACCAAGCCGGTGCTGGAGGAAGGACGGATCCGCCGCTTCATGGGCATCAACTTCGTGCTGACCGAAGAGGTGACCAATATCTGCAGCGGCACCGACGACGTGTCCGGCACCTCGGTCGGGATTCCGTTCTGGGTCTCCAGCGGCATTCATCTCGGCGTCTGGATCGACACCAGCACCAACATCACCCAGCGCACCGATCTCAAGCTCCAGCCCTGGCAGATCTACATGGACATGATGATCGGCGCGACCCGCATCGAGGAGAAGAAGATCGTGCGGGTGTGGTGCCGGTAGGTCGTCCCATTATCCGGTCGCGCTGGTTCCGATAGCCGGCGTGACTGGATAGGTCGCGGCTGCAGTCAACCCCACCCATACCCGCCCCATCTTGGGGCGGGGACGGGGATATCGAGAGTATTCGTTCAGATCTCGTCGCGTTGTCCCACGTGAGGATCGACACACACTTATGCTCGCTGCCGCCGTCTCCGCCCCAAGATGGGGCGGGAAGGTGGGGTTGATGCAGCCGTGACGCTTATGACTTTGCGCTGAACCGCGATCCAGCGCCACTACGCTTCAAAAAAAGACAACGGCGCGGCCGGCGCATTCCGGCCTCCTGGTAAGACCGGTGGCATTCCGGCGAAAGGACTACTCCCATGGCCGTCAACGCCTACAAGACCAACGCCATCACCAATCTCGATGCGACGCCGATCGTGCGCGCCAACCCCTGGGTACATGGCGGCAATTCCAAGCAGTTCGCCGGTACCGTCGAGGCGGTGAACGGCGATTCCATCGGCTCGACCTATCGCTTCTTCCGCATCGGCTCGTGGATGCGGCCGGTCGGGCTCACGCTGTTCTGCGATGCGATCACCTCGGCGGCAGCCGATGTCGGCCTCTATCGTACGGCGACCGACGGCGGCGCGGTAGTTTCGGCCTCGCTCTTCGGCTCGGCGGTTTCGCTGGCTTCGGCGATCACCACCGGGACCAATGTCCGCTTCGAGCAGGACGACATCGCCAATGTCGAAAAGCGGGTCTGGGAGCTGCTGGGCCTGTCCGCCGATCCCAATCTCGAATACGACGTGGCGCTGACCTTGACCGCGGCCGCCACCGCCGGCGGCACCATCTCGCTCCACGGCAATATGAGCTGGTGATCCGATGACGACCCAGTATTTCGGTCTCAATCGCGGCCAGCAGCTCAAGGACGTCGCCAGCGGCACGTCCTCCCCGGGCAAGAACGTCGAGCTCGCCGTCAATGATACCGTCGGCATCACGCGCGGCGAACTCGAGGTCCTGGTGGAGACGCTGCAGCAGTTCATTCTCAACCAGCGCACCACCCCATTCGCGCAGTAGAGGGCACCCATGACCTCGCAGACCGGAATCTGCAACCGCGCGCTGGAAAAGCTCGGCGAGCAGCCGATCGTCTCGATCAGTGACGGGACGAAACAGGCTCAGGCCTTGAAGCGCGTCTATCAGGACTCGCTCGAGGCACTGCTCGTCGAGTATCCGTGGCACTTCGCGAAGAAGCGGGCGGCGCTGCCCGCCGCTGCGGCAAGGCCGGAATGGGGTTTCAACTACGCCTATCCGGTCCCGGCCGATTTCTTGCGTCTCCTGGCGATCAAGGACGGGCCTGCCTTCAGCCTGGAGGCGGGTCCGTCCGGCTCGCAGGCAATCCTGAGCGATGCAACGGCGCCGCTCAGCATCCTCTACCTCTATGCGGTCTCCGATCCCGGCCGACTGCCGCCGCATTTCGTCGAGGCCTTCTCCTCGAAGCTGGCCTTCGACATCGCGGAAGATCTGACCCAGTCCAACACCAAGAAGGACATCCTGGCGCAGCTCTTCGCCGCCGATCTCCTGAAGGCCAAGCGCATCAACGGCCTGCAAAAGGCGCCGGACGCATTTCCCAGCTTCTCCTGGCTCACTGCCCGTGGCCAGGCGACGGACAATCCGATCCTGACGACGGATTGAGTCCGGTAACCGCGCCAAGAGATTCTCCTTCCCGAAAGAACCGATGGTCCGAGCCAGTCCCAATCTCAACGCGTTCGATGCCGGCGAGTTCGCGCCGGTCCTGGAAGGGCGCACCGATCTCACGCGCTACAATGCCGGCTGCCGGGTGCTGGAGAATTTCCTGCCGCTGGTGGTCGGGCCGGCGGTGCGCCGGCCGGGCACGCATTTCGTCGCGTCGACTCGCTATCCGGATCGTATTTCGGTCCTGCTGCCGTTCCAATATTCGACCGAGCAGGCCTATTGCCTGGAGTTCGGGCAGCAATACGTCCGGTTCTATCGGAACGACGGCCCGCTGCTCG